TAGCATTGTTATTTGCAACTGAAGTTACATCAGAAGAAATACCTGCAACAGTCGTAACGTCTGCGTTTACTCCTGCTACTGTTGTAATGTTAGTATTATTTCCTGCTACTGTGTTTACATTAGCAACATTAGTTGCAACTGTATTTACATTAGAAATATCTGTAGCAACAGTTCCTATATCTGTAGCATCATTAGCAACACTTGTGACATCTGCTGATATACCTGCAACTGAAGTTACATTAGCTGATATTCCTGCTACTGTAGTTATGTTGGTGTTGTTACCTGCAACTGTAGTTACATCTGCATTTATTCCTGCAACAGTATTTACATTAGCAATATTTGTACCAACTGTATTTACGTTAGCTATATTGTTTGATACTGTGTCTATTTCTGAAGTAGCTTCATTTAAGTCGTTAGCCGCAGTTTCTATTTCAGAAATTGCTTCATTTAAATCATTTGCTACTGTAACTACATCACTTATATTTGTAGCAACAGTTGATACATCAGCTATGTTACTAGCTACTGTACCAATATCTGTAGCATCATTTGCAACTGCTGTGACATCAGAAGCTATGTTAGCAACATCTGTTACATCTGAACTTATACCTGCAACTGTTGTAATATTAGGTATGTTAGTTGATATAAATTGTTTGTTAACAGCATCAGTATTATCTACTGGGTCTGCAACGTTTGTAAGTCTTTTATTTTGTACATCCCATTGAAAATTTGCTGCGTCTAGTTTGATTACATCGCCTGCATCGTCAATAGCTTCTTGTGACATAAAGAATGCTTGGTTTGAGTCTTCATCTAAATCATTTTCAGTTAAGACTGAACCTGCCGCATAATCAACTAATCTTGAAGTTTGACTAGTTCTACGTCTAATTTCAATTGCGCTTGAAGAAGCCGGTGGTGAGGTAAAAGTAATTTGAGTTCCTGCTGAGTTCCACGTAAAAGCTGTTGTAACTACACCATTAATTGTTACGGTTACGTCAGCCTGGTCACGATATGAGAAACTTACAGCATATTGTGTAGTGCTGCCATCACCTGTATATCTTACAAATGAATTAGCCATTTTACTCCTTTTCTTCTTCTAATATGGGTACTTATTGTTATGGTTTTTCAGGAAGGTTCATACTTCCTATTTTTCTTATTACGTTTTGAATACCTAAAGCATTCTGCAATATAAACATTTGTGTTAAATCATTATATTGTGATTGTGAGAAATCATAATCTTTGTCCCACATTGCTTTAGCAGTTCTAGCAATACCTCCAGTAGGTGAAAATCCTTTTGTCCAAAGTAAATCATATGTTGGATTGCCAGTAATAATGTTTGAGTCTAGTCCAGTTGAACGATAATGAAATAAAGGATTAACTCCAAATATGCCTAATCCAGTGTCTACTGTTGCAGGTATTAATGAAGCAAAAGCTGAACGTTGAAATCCTGCTTTAGCAATATTTTTAATTATTTCTTCATCTGTTTTACCTAAACGTTTTTCTAAAAATTTCTTTCTTTCTCTTCCAGTCATTAAAGCTGCTTGAGCTTGTATTTGGGCTACGTATGCCATTCCTGCAAACATAGTTGACATCATAAAACCTTTGTAAGCTTGTACATCATTCATTTTTAATCCATGTAACAAATGCTTACCGTAAGCTGTCATCATAAATCCTCTAAACTGAAATAAAATTTTACCAGTAGTAGAGTCTGTTAAACCTCCAAGAAACATTTGTTCACCAATATCGTTTTCTTGAATTGTTCTTCTACCCCATCTGTTTAATGCATGAGCATAAGTAGATGCAGCTTCCTGGTCCACCCAGTTATCAATATTAATTCTTCTAATTTTTCTTTTTGTTAATGCGCCTTCTTCAGTAACTGCGTGTGCTTTAATCTGGTCAATAATTCTTTTATACATTGCATCAGAAATTCCTAAATCTCTAGCACGTTTTTTAGTCATAGCTGCGCTACCACCAAAAGCTTCATCAACCCATTTTTGCACCATACCTTTTAATGCAATTCTTTTCATAGCCATGTTGACTATGTTCATTCCAGATATATCTGCTGTAATTCTATTTAAATGGTCTAATGCTCTTTCTACTTTAACCACTTTTGATGTAGATAATCTTGCACCAAATTCATCAGATTGATTAGCTACTTGATTAATAAGTCTTTCACTTCCAAATCCACCAAAAACTTCTTCGGCTTCTCGCATAAACTCATCATCAATTTCACCATTTTTTAAACGTTTAACAAGTTTTCTCATTTCTGGTAAATGTCTAATTGTTTGACGTAAACCTACGTTTGCAATCAACACACCTATCTCAGCTAATTGAGCAAAACCAACTTGGTTCATAATTCTAGCAAAATTATATTTTCTCATTATTCTGCCAAATGTAGAATATGTAGTAGATATATCTTCTAAAGGTTTTCCTACTAAATGGTCATAACCACTTTGCAAAGCTTTCATTTCATTTATTCTAACTTTATCTTCTCTAGGTATACCCATGTTTTCATATTCTTTTTCTATCTGTCTCATCATAGCTGTCCAATCAGAACCAGATTTAAAACCTCTTTCTGCTAGTGCTATTTGTCCAGATAAATTATTTGCATAGTTTAAAAATAATATTTCTGAGTCATTTTCTAAAAAATCTGATATTGACATTTCGCCATCAGAATATGTTTCATCAAGTTTTGCTCTTCTGCTTTTAAATATGTTTGATGTTCCACCTTTACTAGGAAACACTGCGTTAGTTATTTCTAGTATTTCATCAGCACTTAAATCAGTTTGTTCTCTTAGTAGTCTATTTAAATCTTCTGCTTTAGCATTAAGTATTCCACCAATATTCATTTGGTATTCACTTTTTTGTTTTTGAATAACTCTCATTAAATATTTAGCTAATCGTTTATTTGCTTTTTCGTTAAGACCACCACGCATTGCTTTAGCTAAAAAGTTTTCTACTTTTTCAGAACCAAACCTATCAATAAGTTTAGAAAGTTTAGCGTTAGAATAAATTCTAGTTAAATAATTAAAGTTTTCTTCTACTTTGTCTGCACCTCTAACACCTGCGTCTTTTGCTTTTTGTAGTAACTCAGAGTATCTTTCTCTTTGTGCATTAGCCATTTTGTTTACAGCAGGGCTTTCTATAGACTCTCCTCTAATTGCTCTTGCAACTAATTCATTAAATTCTTCTCTTTTAGTTATTCCATGTAAATGCATTCTTTTAAAACCATTTTCTTTAAGCCATGCATCATAACTAGATACCCAATTTTTATAATATAAAGTACGTTGTCTATTTAATTCAAACTGTTTAACTTGTGACATAGTTCTAGACCTAACCCAGTTCTTGCCAGTCTTACCAATTGACTCGTATAAAATATTAGAAATACCTCTAACTAATTTATTCTTAGACATATCTGTAACGCCTGCTCTATCAAATCTAAACCATTTCCAAAAACCATTGCCCATAAAAACATCACCGTTTTCAGCAACGTCTTTTAATTGTTTTGCCATGTAGTTTGTGTACAGTTCAGCCATAGCGTCATTTTCATCTTTGCCTGTGTACTCTAGATTTTCTTCTTTTATTTTACATTCTGCCATTTAATATCCTTAATCACATTTATAAATTTTACCGTCTTTAGTAATAATGTATTCATCGTTACCATCAGGCATTCTGATTTCTGTGTTACCGTCTGTTCTTATTGTTGTTCTGTCAGCTAAATCTTTATTATATTCATCAGCTATTTTGTCGTAATCGTCTTGTTCAGTTTTGTTTGCAACGTCATATTTTTTGTTACCTTTTGTAGTAGGTTTTAATCCAGACTCTTCAACAATTTCTTTTTCTTTAACAGCTACGTAATCATCCATAGCTTTATTTAAAGCAATGTCATCTTCAGACATATTTCTACTTTTAAATCCTCTAACACTACCACCTAAAACAAATCCTGCCGCAGCAGCGATAAGTAATTCTTTTGTACCTAGTGTAGGATTTTGTGAAACCAATGCACCTTCTATAGCTGCGTTTGTAGTTCCTGCCGCTAAACCCCCTCGTATAATTCTTTGTATACGATTTGCTTTATTCATAACTATTGCAGGCGCTAATAAACCATCTGTTGCTATTGCGGCAGCAATTGCTGTTGGGTCCAGGACTGCTGCGAGAAATCTTGCTGTCATTCCAGTAGCAATTCCTTTAGACATTATAATCTTTTCTTTTTCTTGAACGTCTAAAATTTTTTCTTTTATTCTTTTTAATTCTGCAAAAGATTTTGCTTCATCAAATGCATCCCAATAATCTGGGTTAACATCTTTCTTTAATTCATCTTGTTGTTCTTTACTTAATACAAAATCATTAATACCAAATTCATAATTAGGGTCTAAATCTTCTCTACCATTGTGTTTTAAAATCCAAGATGTAATCCATTCCTGGTCAATAGATGCTTTTGCAATATCTAAATAAGAATATTTTTCAGATAATTTTCTTTTTGCTTCTTTATTTACTTCATCTATTTGAAACTGTTCTTGTTCACTAATAGTAGGTATGTCTATCATAGGGTCTAAAAACGATGGATTTTTATGCCCTTCTAAATAATCTGTTTCTTCTATTTCTTTATTTTGTTTTTCTAATCCTTTAATAATTGCATCTTTATTAGCATAGACAAATTCATTTTTACCTTTTTCAAATGCAGCTTCGTTTATTTGTGTTTGTTCAATTTTTTGATTGTACTCATCTTGTATTTTTTCTAATTCAGTTTTACCATCTTTTTTGTATTGCTCATTAATTTGTTGCATATCATTAACAAAATTAGATACAAAATTTTCAGCAGATTTAACTACTCCAGAACCTAAAGTATTCTCTGTCTCTGTTTTAACAATGTCAGCTTTAGTTTGATTATCAATGTTAGGGTTCATAAGTATTTCTGGTAAAGACCCATCCATACGTATAGCGTCTGCTTTTAACTGATTATCAATTAAAGATGTGTCAGTTTTTTTTAGCGATGCGCTGTGCATACCAGAAGCACTATTAATAACAAAAGAACTTCCATCAGAATAATTATAATTTATTGCTGTCTTTTTACCTTCAGCACTAGAATCATTTACAGTAAAATTATTTATTGTATTAATGCCTAATTCTTGAGCTGCAATATTATACCAATCTATTCTTCTATTAATTAAACCATTTAAAATACCTTTTTGTCCAGTTTTAGGGTCATTAGCTAAAACTATATCTAAAGTATTTTTTAATGCTGATTCATAATCTCCACTAATTAAATCTCTTTTAAAACCTGGAAATAATTTTCCTGCATTGTAATATTGGTCAGAAGCTATCATTTTCATAGAGTTAGGAAGACTATTCCAAGTTTCTTCACCTATGTCATTTTTCATTTGTTCAGTATTATAAAGAACAATTTGTCTAGCTAAATCTTTGTCTGACATTTCGTCAGCATTTAATTTATTAAAACTTAAAAATTTTTTTAGACCATCAGCTATATGTGTAATACCATATCCTCTTGTACTACCTCCCCCTTCTATAGCGACTTTTCTACCTTCCGTGCCTTCATGTTCAGCAAGTTTTTCAATTAAAAAATCTACCCATTCTTCATTCATTTATTTATTCCTTTACTATTTTTAGTCCGTCTTTCATTTCGTTATAAGCGTTTATGTCATCTACTTCGTTGTATTGAGGTAACTCTTCGCCTTTGTATAATTTTAATAATTTTTCGTTTCTTTCTTTTAAAACTTTGTTCCAATTAGCGTTATCTAAGAAAGCTTTGTTAAATTTAGAATTGTTGTTAAATATTTCACTGTAAGTAAATGCAAAAGATTTGCCTTCAACACTTACCGGTGCCATCGTATTTCTGTCCATAACAACAAACATATTGCCAAACCAAGGTGCTAATACTAAATCTTCTGGCTCATAGAATTTTGATTTTTTTGCTACTTCTTCAGAAAGATAAATAGATTTTTGAGTTAACTCTTTGTGAAACGTTGCGTCACCATCAAGTCCAGGCATTTTTCTTTTGTTCCATAAAATACCATCTACAGCTATGTAAGATTTAGTTACCATGTCTATTGCTTTTTGTGTTGCTAGTGTTTCATTAACACCAGTAATCATAAACACTTTTGCTATACGAATAGCTTCTTGGACTTGTGCTGTAGTGTCAGCATCATCTTTAAACCAAAATTTAAATTTCTCTTCTATACCACTTTGTATTTCATCATCTGGTTGTTCAAATACTTTGACTGCACTAGGAACATTCTGTACTTGCCACATTTTTGCAACAGCATCGTTTAATTCCATACCGTTCTTTTCTAATGCTAAGACACCTTCATAAAATATTTCTTCTTTACCAGTTAAATAGTCAGCAACAGGATTGTTGTCTTGTCCTAATCTTTTTAACATTTTAAATTTATTGTAAGCTTTTATAAATTGTGGAACTTGGTCTACTTGAAATATGTTTGTGTTATTAATTAAACCTATTCCTAATTCTAATTCTTCTTTCCATGGATAAAATACTGTAGCATTTTTTGACATAATAGAAGCTATGTAAGCATTGACTTTATCTTCTTTAGGAAATTTCTGTCCTCTGTTAGCAGGATTGCTTTCCCATATTTTTGCTTCTTCATCTACCAATGTTACTATTTTATTGTAGATACTATCTTGTGCTATTTTCTTATCAGACTCAGAAACTTTTTGACCATTATAAATTTCTTTATGTCCAACACCTTCAAAGAACATTTTTTCTACATTTACTTTTTTAGTTCCAGAATTAACTGCACTAGTAATAGCTGTAATAATTTTAGTTGCTTGTTCTTGTGTTCCAGGTGTTTCTAAGAAAGAAGGTATTTTACCATCTTGTCCTCTTTTACCTTTTAAATAATCTACAATCTTTTTAAATTCAGAAGGGTCACCAACGACACCGTTAGCTATTAATGTTGCTCTTTGTTCTAAATAATTTAATACGTTTTTATCGTAATCATTTTTGTTAACAAATTTTTCACTTACAACTTTGTCAAATCTTAATTCTTTTAAACCGTCTGCACCACCTTGTTCCCATGCTTTACCAATCATTAAGAATGCAGCATCGTTTGTTTGTTTGTTCATTAACAAACCTTTTGCTTTAGAAACTTTAGCATCCAAATCTAATCTCATTTGGTTCATGGAGTCGGTGTATGCTCTAGTGTAAGATTTAGTTTGTGTGTCTAATACTCTTAATGGGTTTCCATCTTCTGTTTGAAATAAACTGTCTACATTCAAATTAGCCATAGATTCACCAGTCTCATCACCACCAGTAATATTAGCTACTTTTGTTTCTACACTGTTAAAATCTTCAATAGCATGTGCTAATCCAAAATTAGCATCAACAACAGCTTTTGCATAATAACCTTTTAAGTTTGCTACTCTTGGGTCTTTATTATCAATTAATTTTTTAATTTCATCTGGGTCTGTAATACCTTGTGCTTTTAAATTATCAAAAACATCTTGTGCTTCGTTTTGTTGTTCTTTTTTATAAGCACTAGTAAAATTACTAAAAGATTTATTAAAATTAGATAGCGCATTAGAAATTTGATTTAACTCAGAGTCTTTTGCTTCTCTTGGTCTACCTGTAGATGTTGCTTGAAATCTTACTGGTACGTATTGTGATTTATATGCCATGCGTTATCCTGTAAAAAACTTTCTATCTTCATTTGCCCCATAATCTGTTCCTGCACTTGCAATGTTAATTGCTAATGCCATGTCACTAGGTTGTACTGGAACTGGAAGATTGTTAATTGTATTTGCGTAAGAAGCGTAAGCTTCGTTTTCTTGTCTGTTAAATGACATCATGTCTTTAGTAAACGCCATGTTAACATCCATAAATTCTTTATCTGTGTCTGTGCCTACATCTTTATAAATAGCTGTAGCGTTTCCAACATTAAGATTTAATTGTTTAGACATTTCTGCAATCTTTTCTCTTTTAATTGCATATTTCTCAGCCGCTTGTTCTTTGGCTGCGTTTATTTTATTATTATCAATTGTACCGTAGTCATCAAACAGAGCTGCACTTGCGGCATTCTTAGCATGAAAGTTTGATACAGAAGTTCTATAGGCTTGTTCTTTTTTTGCGTTATGGTCTGCAACTGCACCAACAATGTCTAACGCAAATTTAGCTTCTGCTGTACACATATTATTTTAACTCCTTCATTACTAATATAAAATTTTTTTGTTCATAACCGTAAGGTAACTTTTTCTTAGGTTCAAAACCTAAAAACTGTAACCATTTTAAAGTTTCCCAATTACGTTCATCTACAAAGTTATAAAGATATTTATAACCTTTACCCATTTCGTTTACCCAATAAGGACATTCTTTTAAGAATTGTCTTACATGGTTTCTAAGTTGGTCACTTGATAACATCCATGCAACGCCATAGCCTTCAGCAAATTTACATGGCGCAGTGCCAAACATTCCAATTACTCCTTCTTCTTCTGTACCTAAGATAGTGTAGTTTCTTGAACCTTCATAAGTGAAGGGAAGAACTAATGCTTTTAGTGGACTTAGATTGTCTGAAGCTTTTATTTCACGCCTATCTGCTAGGCGCATTTTAGGTGCTAGGTCTATGCAATCTTTTACAATTGCTTCCCTTACGCATTTTTCCATATTACATCCTTCTATTTCTTCTATGATAAAATCCTTCAATCTCTGCTGATATAAAGTGACAAGGTAAATGTGAACTTGAAACAAGCTTACAAACAAACTCAGTGTTTCTACATTGAATAGGAATATTAAATGTTCCACTTGCAATGTTAGGCTGTCCAATAACTGAATTTGCTGAATTAATAACATTACCAGTCATTTCATATGTTGATAAATTTCTACCATTAGGCAAAACTGTAGCTGTAAAGAAACCACTGTCTTGATAGTCAACACGCATAGTTCTTACTTGGAAACGACCAGATGTAATAGCTATTTGTCCAGTTGCACCAGACTCTCTTACATAAGGTTTTGAAAATTCATATAAAGATTCAAATACTGTTCCAAAAATACATGACGTGTGATTACCTTGAACAACAACAGTTGTACCAGTTTCACTATCAATAGTTAAATCTGCACCGTTAGTTGCGTCAATAGCTATTAAAGTTTGGTTGTGTTCATACGGTATAGTAAATGTAGTTTTATCTGTGTTACTATCGTATGTTCCTGTTAATATATCTGTTTGTAAATCAATATTGATTGGAAAATCTAAAGTATTAAAATTAGGATTTCTTAAATCTATTTTTAATAATTTTAAATTAGTTTTTTCATTAGCTAAAACATAAATAAAACTATCGTATGCTTCAGCCGATACAATCTCCATGTTAGAGAATGTGAATGTAGACCACGCAGATTGTACTTTTTTATCTGCATCCCAAAAATATTTATATACAAACATTTTGCTAGAATTAGTTCCACTAATGTTTGAACTAGGTGTGTATGGCGCTGTATTAGTTGTGTCTAAAGTATCATGACACAATACAATCATTGTATCTTCAATGTTATTAGAAACAATTTTATATGCATTACTAGGTATTAAAGTGTTAACACCAATTGTAATATCTAAACCATCATTAGTTAGTGTATCATCATCAGCAAAATATTCTGTTATAGCAGTCTTGTCATTTCTCTTTTGTGCAAAATAAACAAATTTACCTGCCGCTTTAGGTTCAACTTTAGTGTCATGTGAAAACGTACTTGTTTTAGATAACACTGCTGTTGTTGGTGTAATACTATCACCAGAAGATTCTAATATGTATTGAGACTCAGCAGAAAACAATAACAACTGTTCGTTAAAATCTATAGAGTTGTAAAGTTTGTTTACAGTTGTACCACTTGCTGCAACATCAATAGGGTCAGTATCTAAAACATCTGTACCAGTTGTAGCATAGAAATTATAATACTCACCGTTTTCTGACATAATCAAATTTTGTCCAGAAATAATTCCAAATCTATTTTGAAAGAAAGTTAAGTTAGTAATTGTTTGTCCAACAAAACTTGGTGCAGGGTTTGTAGTTTCATCACCTGCAACTCTGTCAGTATAAGTTTGTTGTGCAAAAGTAAATGTACCATTGTTATTATTAATTAACGCATGGGGCATTGTGCTATTGTCTAAACCAATTTTTACTCCTGGTCCTACAGTTTCTCGCCAAACACCGTTAGCTACAAATTTTACATAATAGTCTGAAAGAGTATCACCTTCTTCACCAGTTACTTTAATAATCATATCTGGTTTTGCGTAGTAAGGTAAATCTGTAAAATCAGCTATTTCATCTTTAACAGCATACATAGCTTCGTTACCAAAACCGTCTGTTGTTTCGACTGTAAAAGTACCACTAGAACAAGTTAGATAAATTGTGTTACCATATTGTGTGTTTGAAAATGTTCCAGTAATTCCAGAATAATTAGCTAAACCTTGAGACGTACTTAAAGTTGCGCCTGTGTCTGCTCTTATAGTTTTAAAACCAATTCCATCTGCCGTACTTGACCAGTGTGAAGACGCTGTTCCATATAATAATATATGAGCAATCTTTTCTGTATCTCTAAATTTACCATCTGTTGATGCGTCATTACCAGTAGGCATTTGAAACAATACTTCTATTGGATATGACCATGTAGAATGATTTAATTTAACACTGTATTGTCTACCGTATTGTGAACTTTTAACATAAACAATTGTTTCTTGTACCTTGGCTGCTGTAGTAGTTGAGTTTTCTGCTACAGTAGTTTGTCCATTAGATAAAAAAGTATAGTCAGCAATGTTTGTAAATTTAAAATCTTCTAAAGGGTTTGTAGATGTTAAGTAAGAAGTTCCATCTGGAAAACTAACTGTTTTTTCTACACCATTTAAATCAAAAACTTTAACACCTTGATTATAAAACACAGCAACATACTGATTGTTAGCATCTCTATTAATCCATTGTACTGCACAATTATTTGGTATTGCTTGATTAGATAATAAGTTTGCTACAAAATGTGTTCCTGCTCTTTTAGATAAACCATCAATAATATTTGATTGAAAATTAATTTGATTTTCTGATTGTGATACATTTCGTTGTACCGAGTTTTGTTGGCTTACTCCGTTAATTAAGTTAGGAATTGACTGAGATATTAATGCCATAGATTAATTCCTTGATGAACGTTTATTGCCACGATTAGTAATGTAGTTCATGTTGTATTCATCTTTTAAGATGTTTGCGTCCATTGCTCTTGAGTCTGCTTGTTCAAAAGCTACATGAGCTTCATTCTCATCTAAGCCTGCTAATTTAACTAATTCATTTGCACCAATGTAACGAGCTGCAAATCTTCTAGAAGCTTTAACTACAATGTATCGTCTTGCGTATTCTGGAAGATGTTCAAATTGTTGTACTAAAACTTTGTCTATTTGTGGATTGTATGTAAATACATCGGTATGATTTTTTAAGTCATATAAAAATCCATTACGAATTGTGTATTGATAAAAGTATTGATACGGTGATGATGCTTCAGCTTGAACACAGTTTGCGTCTAGAGGTACTTTATTATTTGAGTCTCTATTCTGTGTTACTTCAAATTCTCTATTAAAAAACCATCCTTGTGATTGGACACTCATAGACGTTTCATCTAAAATATTTTTAGCTACAGCAACGTCAGTACCAATGTTACCTGTAATGGCTGACACTGGTGCTTCACCGATAAAACTTAACATAGTGTTTATCGCTTGTAATTCTGTTGTTGGTGTAATTTGAGTTGTCATGATTATCCTTTGTATAATTAAAGTGGGGGATTAAGTCTCCCTCTTCCCCCACTCCTTATAAGTATAAAGATACTTAAAAATTAAGCGTCTTTAATTCCTACTGCTGCTTCCGGTCTTAATACACCATGTCCCATAGCGTATTTAGCAACCATTAGCGTACCTTGTCTTCTGATGTCGTATTCCATCTCAGTAGCCAAGTCCATTAACTTCACAGTTCCAATTGCACTAGGGTGAGATACCAAACCTTCGTAGTTTGCTAAGTTAACAGCTTGAGGTGTTGAACCACCTTGAGTTGCTGAACCTGCATCTGCACCAGTAGTGATGTTAGAAGCAACGAAATGAGGTACAGGGATTAATGTAATTCCTGCAATCATCGATACTTTACCTTCAGCAATTGAACCTCTACCACTAAAGTCAACATTGATTGCGTTTGTTGCGTTAGCTAATTTGTAATACATTTCTGGTTTTAAGAAACATACTCTTCCTTCAGACGGTACATAGTTGTTGTCTAAAGTTTTAGCTGCATCAAATAATGAATCAATGAATCCATTAGCAGAAGTTGAAGCAGTTGCACTAGCAAT